AACGGAGCTATCGCCTCAATCATCCTCTTCTTGTCACCCATGCCGACATACGGCAGCGTGCCCCTAATAGCATTCCGAGTATCCTGCGCCCCTTGCCCCATCCCCGCGATATTTCGCATGGACAGCGCACGCTCATTGATTTGCTTAATCCACAGAGTCAACTGGAACTGGCTATCCGTCAAGTTCTCATTCGCTAAGGCTTGAAATTCAGCATTGGCAATGGTTTCATCTGGAGCTTTTAGAGCCTCGGTGAGTACAGCAATCTGCTTGGCGTTGAATGGCTTGTCAACTTTGTTGACTACTTCCTTGAATTTATTGGACGCGAACTCGATATCTTCAATTTGCTTGATACGAGAAAGATTCTTTCCACCCTGAGTGGCACTGGAAAGTCCGCGGGAAATTGCATCCTTCCCGTAAGTGTAATGCGTAACTGGGTCGCCGTTCTCATCAGTGTCCGCAACTTCGACTACCTTGAAATCGTTGAAGGCTTTGGCCCGAGCGTATCCGCTAGCCGCAGACATTCTCTCCTGAATTTTCTCTCCCTCGCTCCCGTACTCCTTCAAGGCTGCCGCATACTTCGGGTCGCTGCGTCCCTTTGCATAATCCTTTGGATTTGGAGGTTCACCTAACTGGTCGGCAATAATCGGATTGATGCGAAGTTGCTGTTTTTCCTTAACAGCGTCCCTCGCACCATCTAAAACATTTTGATCTTCCTTCGTCCAGTCCGCGCTGGCTGGTGTGAGTATCTGACCATTCCTGGCGATACCATATGGCATTCCATTCGCTACAAGTGGTTTTGGTGCCGGTCCTTTTGGAATACCCTTAACCACTTCACCTGATTCGCTGTCTCTAATCGTCACTACCTTGTGGGGGTCTGTCTTACTTACAGACCGCAGAATCCCATCCGCGCCTGCCGTTGGCGGGTAGTAATTTTCCTGCAAATCCTTTTCTGCTTTCGCAATGTGCAGCGCAGCGAGTGCCGCTTCATGCTGCTCTTTAGGAGTTGCGCCAACTATCGGTGCTTTCTCCTGAATTTCCCGTCCCATAGCGGTACGCTGTTCGTCGCTAAGTTGTGGCTTTGGTCCACCACTCGCTTTTTGGATTAGGTGCTTAAAGACTTGCTTCAAGTTCTGTGCCGCGCCTTGCTTCTTATTATTTTGTGCATCTTCTTGCTGTTGTTTTTTCGCTACGTTTTCGAGTGCCTGCTTCCATACATCGGTCTTCTCCGGGTTTGCCCAATCTTGGTTCAAAGCCTTAGCCATCTTTTTCAGGTCTTTGTCCATCGTTATCACGTCAACTTTTTTCTGTGCTGCCGCGATAGCGTTCTGGTCGCCGGATTGCTGCGCGTTGTAGAGTTCGTTCAGTGCCGCTTGCAGGTAAGTCCACTTCCCCTCAGCGTGAGCCAACTGTGCTTCCTTTTGTGTTTTCACCCCGTTCTTGATGCTCGCGCCGAGAGCGGCGAGAAACCGTTGCGTACCCCATGCTCCGGGCCGCGCCGTGTTCATTCCGATGTTTCGCGCAGATTCCACGTCTCCACCCGCAGGGATAGCAGACGGTACCGCCGTATTAGCCACCTGTTTGCGCTGGGCAGCCTGCTGGATGAGCGCAATAATCTGCTTAACCTTATCGTTGGGGTTGGCTGTTTGCGGCCCTGGTGCGCCCCCCTGTGCGGGAATTCCGGGTACTTGGCCAGCGTCTAGGCCGGGGATACTGCCACCCGCGAACGGAGCGGTTGTCAAGGGAACCTGAGATGGTGTTTCGAGGCCCATCAGTGGTTCCCCATGTTCCCAATTATATCCATGATGCTTCCCAATGACCCACCGACACCGAACTTGTCAGAAATGCCTCCCACAATACTGCTAACCATCGGCAGAGCCGAGGTCAGAGAATCCAACGCGCTCGGGCTGTTAGCCAGAGTTGTTTCCGTGCCTTTCGTGAGTCCCATCAGCGTACTCAACGCATTGTCAATAGAGTGCTCGTACATCTGTGTTTCGAGTTGGCCTTCGTTCATGTTGACTTGTGATAGGTAATCCGCCAGTCCGATCTGCGCTCCACTTCCAAAGCGATTCCCGCTTGTCGAAAACTGCTCCATCAAAGATTCTGTGCTGCGCTCGATTCCCGGTTGCAACGAAGCGAAAAGATTGTTGATTGCGTCCTGATTGAATCCCGCCCCACCTTGAAGAAAACTCATCAGCGCCGCCGCTACGCCATTCCCGAAAGTGTTCCCTAGTTCGTCGTGTAACCGCTTGATGTCGGCGGGAGACATTCCGCTCAAAATGTTCGATGGAGAACTACCCGGTTTCCCAGTGGTCGAACCACCTCCCGCTAAGTTCGTTGATGTGTACCCTCCACCCGTGTTCGCGCCGAATGTCGGTACCGCGCTACCGGGCGCGTAGGGGTTAGAAGCTGGCGCTCCTGGCGGCAGGTTTGTGGGGGGCAGTACAGGATTCGCCCCGCTCGACGAGCCGGTGGCAGGGATACCCGCATAGTTCGCTGGCAGCGGTCCACCGACCGGATTCCTTCCGGGTAGAAGAGCTGCTGTGCTTGCGAAGTTGCCCATCTCAGTACCTCGAAGCTCCAATCATAATCTGCACTGGACTTAGCCGCTTATCGCGCTCTGGTTGAAGTATACGCGCTGCAATCAGTCCGGGTCTACCCTCTTCTCCACCGCTCTGCTGAAACTTCGGGTCGCCGTACAAAATGTTGTGGATGTACGTCGCTTGATCGTTCCATCGCAACGCAACTGCTCCACGCTCCGCAGCGGCGTAGGCCACAATATCGTGCCACTCAGAAGGCACGCGCACGGGCGAGGCGGTGGGGTTGTCCTCAACGAACGGATGCCGCACTTGGTAGGGCAGGTAGACGTTGTAGTTGCTCCCTGGCTGGCTTCCAAACCAGAACATATTTCCGTACCGGGTGTATTTGAACGGCACACCCCCAGGCTGGAAAAGCAAAGTCTGAATCGCCTTCGGCGACATGTAGTCCATCGAATAAGCAGATACGTTGCTGGTAGTTGCCACAAGTCCCACAGACACCGCTTGCCCCGGCGTGAGGAAGATTACGGGATCTTCCATCAGCGTCATGTCATCGCCCTTGTTTAGGAACGAAGCTACGGGATACATGTAGTTGCTGCCCTGATAGCCGAGTCCGGGTCCAAGCTGAACCATCGGGCCAATTACGCGCAACTCCTCAAACGGCCAGTTGGCGGTAATCTCTTTCAGCGAGTCACGTAGCCACGCGCTCGGTCGCATTTCTGGATTGGTAGCAGACTCGCTCACGTCTTGCCGGTTTTGTAGTGCAGCCGCAACTTTATTGATTAGCGAGTTGATCGTGATGTTCGTTGAGGCTGGAGGAGGAGTCGGCATTGAATCACCCCGCCACATAGACTTGGCACGGAATCGTACCGCCTACACCAGTCAGAGAAAGCGCGGTGAATCCGCTGGACTTCGCGGCATCAAACCACAGGTATACATCTCCCGGCCCAAGGAAACACTGTTGAGCGCCAATAGTTACAAATGTCACAGTCACTCCCACTACTCCACTCGAAGCCCTGTTCTGCACCCACACAACGAAACTAGTTGGCACTGGTAAAGGAACATTCGTTGCACCAACCAGTGCTTGCAGGTAATCGTCTTGGAACCTTGCCACCGCCCCGAAAGGCAGGCTACCTGGATTGATGTTGGAAAGTAGTGGGGTGTTTGGCGCGAGGTTATCGTAGGTTGAAATTGCGGCGGTCAGAAGGACGTTGAGGTTCGGTGTGCTCATATTAGAATCACATTATACGTCGCGTTCGCCGTTGTACAGCGAAGAGTTACGCTGGTTTTACTCCATGCAACCGAACCACGGTAGAGCAATCCCCCGTTGTTCGTATCCTGTCCGTTGATAGTAAGCGGAATCCTGCCAAGCGAGTGCGGAATCGTAAAATCCGTATTCGCCACTCCTGGAGTTGTGCCCGTCGCCTTCCAGCAATTCATATTCGTATCTTTATCGGTGTTAGACATGGTGGAGCCATAGTTGACGTTTGACGATAGAACTCGGGACTCTCTCTCGTTCCACCGTGCCACATTTCGAGGAACCTTTTCATCTCCTAAGCATGTTGATTGTGGTCGCATCAGTACACCGTCGTTTCTACTTTCCCTTCAAGGCGAAGTTTTGTGATGGAGAGTGGGCCAGAGCCAGGACTTCGCGCTATCGACACCTGCAAGTTCTGTCCGCTTTGACTAATCCCAACCACGGCGGTAGCAATTTTCCCAGAAGCGGCGGAAGTCCCTACAGTCACAGGCTGAGATATGTTCACTACGACTCCCGAGTCAAGGGTTCCAGTAATCACCAGTGTGAATGTTGCAACTCCAAGGTCGCGGTACGAAATGATGACGCGGTTTATTGTCGGCGTCCGCCCCGCAATCACATCCTCCACTTTCCAGAAGTAGAATCCGCCTAGCAATGGGTCGTCAAAGTTAGTTGGGTCCAGAGTCCAGATTGCGGCGTTAAGGAAATTCAACCCAAGGATAAGGAAGAGATTCAACGGCTGCGAAGTTCCACCGTTCGATGGCGAGCCAACGGTAAACAGAACGCCGTTGCTGGCTGTACCGCCAACCGTAACTACGATATTTCCCGTCGTCGCGGTGGCGGGCACAGACACCTTAATCGAAGTGTTGCTCCAACTGGAAACCGTAGCTGCAACCCCGTTGAATGTCACCGTGCTGGTGTTTTGGGAAGAACCAAAATTCGTTCCGGTTATCGTTACAACAGTGCCCGCTGGACCGCTCGTTGGGGCGATGCCAGAGATCGCTGGTGTGCCCGTACCTGTGACAGTGAACAAAACTCCATTGCTCGACCCGCCTATCGCAAATACAACCACGTTCCCCGTAGTGGCTCCGGGGGGCACTTGGGCCATGATAATACTTGCGCTGTAAGACAGAACGGTTGCGCTCCCACTGCCCAACGCCACTGTCGGCACTTGGTCCGGGTGACTGGGGATAAAGAAATTGCTTCCAAAGATTCGGAAGGTCGCTCCAACCGCTCCTGAGTTTGGGGTTAGTGATGTGATTATAGGCGCGGGCATGATTAATTCTCACACTAGGTTTGGCGCACAAGTCAAGGCGTACTGCACTGGATTTCCGGTAATTGCCAAGTCCCATGTTGCCCAGTTCTTATCCTCGAACGAGTACACGTACATTCTCACAAATCCGTTCATTGGAATCAGGAGAACGTAAGTCAGATAAACGTATCCCGCCTTGAACTTTGGCGTGATGTTTGCAAACGGTTGAGCGACTGAGTTTGCGATGTCTGAATAAATTGCATCACGAGCTGTACCGCCGATGGGCTGAGCGGTTGTCACACTCAGACTGTAGATATTGTCCTCTGCGATGAACGCGCAGTTTGGTCCGTACTGTGCAATAGACCACGGCTGTACATTTCCGATTCCATGCTCTGAGGACCACATGTGGTCGAACTGAAAGGGCGTTACTGCGCTCCCAGTAGGGGTGAATTGCGTAACACCATTCGTCCGAAAAATGTATCCGGCAATTCCGAGGGTCGCCATTCCGGTAATCAAGTCAGGAACGTCTAAGAATGGGTTGAAACCCGCGCTTGTATTTACAGTTGGGTCCCACTGCAAAGGAAGCCCGTTTGCGCTCCACCAGATGAGATTCGGAAACTTGAAGATAGTTCCCGTTCCTTGGTCCTTTACGCTTACGTTTGCAAGGATGAGTTGATTGTTCAGTTCACCGATGAACCCTGCACCAATGGCAAGCGGGCCGACCATCGTTGGACCACCGGGGAGGGAACCACCAACTGTCGGAGAATTTGTTCTGGAAATTCCAGCGGCCGACAGCGCGATAGAAGCATCTGCAAATGTCGTGCTGAATACCGGAACTGATAAGATTCCGTCCCAGTATCCCATGAACGGCAGAATGGTCGGAGGCTTACTACTTCCTCCCGCCGTATGTGGCGGCGAAGCGATAAATCCTATGTCGGTGTAATACACCGTGTTCGCAAACGCTCGATACGCGACGGGATTTATTTCCATATTCCCCGGCGCTGACTGCCCCATATCTCTCCACGGATTCCCTGGTAGCAGTGTCGGGTCATACTGGAAGAGTTCAGTCCCGGACCATCCTACCGTGTGGTAGGTTCCGTTGATGTCGAGAAACGAAGTTATTCCTAACTGGTAGGAACCAAAACCTGCAAAGGGTTGTACCAACGCTGGCCGTGATCGCAACTCCGCGTTGCGTAGCATGAAGTTGTTGAAGTTCGGGGAAGCCTTGTCGGAGATGAGCGTTTCTGGATGCTCTACGTCGAGGCCCTGGTATGGCCCTTCGTACTCAATACTGAACGTGCCGTCCGCTTTAATCTGAATGGCCACATTTCCAACCTCAAATCGAAACTTGCAATACGCCGCTGCCAAGTGTGTTCAGCACAAGTCCATTTATCGGGAAGGCTTTCATGTACGTCAGGCTTCCCCCAGCGGCAGCCGATTGTGGATTCCATACTGTCCTACCCACGACATCTGTAACCAACAAAACCGTAGAAGCGGTCGGGTTGTCCCAAAGCATTTGCGTCACGTCAATCAGTTGCGCGAGTTGCGGGAAGAGAATAGAAAGTACGAACCCTTGCGCGCCAGCGTTAGCAAGGGAAGAACGCCAGTCCTCAATACGTACTGTGAATGTGTTCACGTCGATAACGGACTCAATTCGGTACGCTCCAGCCCATGCTGAAACGGTGGGATTTTGCAGTGAAACATAGTCGCCTACGGCGTGCCCGTGCGCCGTTGCTACGACCGTCGCGGAGCGTGCGCCATTTCGCGTGATTGACGTAATCGCAATCGCAGTGGACTGGTCTGCCGGTAAGAAGCTCCAGGGGTTCCCGCGAATATCTGCCATCAGTAGCTCCCCGAACTCGCCGGCAGAGTTGGCAGTTGCGTGCTCGGGTCAACCGGATGGATCAACTTTTCGTCCGGTACAAGTTCGCGCCGATCCCGTGATGCTTCCACAGCCCAGTTGTATTCGAGTGAACCAACAATCGCGCCATCTTTCACGTCATTGCAGACCAGAAGGCCATTGTCCCAACTCATATCAGCTAGTGGCCACTTCCGGTTGGTCCGGTCGCAGGTTCCGTAGACAAAATCCATGTACCCGCGAAAAATCAAGCGTCACCAAACGTTTCGTTCTTAACCTCCGCTCCCGTCTCCGGGGGCGAAGCCGGAGCGGGTTCGGAGGTCGTGGGGGCAGAGTGGAGTGGCAAATCGGTTGGAACGCCTGATTGAAGCGAAAAGGTATCAGTTACACCGAGGCGAGAAAAGTGCCTAAAGATAACCCAATCAGACGCGGCTTGGACAGTTGAAAAATCTCCCGCTGTATTGCAGGAGCACTGCACATGGACCGGCTGGCCGAATCCATCGGGATTGCTCGTTATGACAGCCGAATGATCCATTGCTCCTCACCTCAGAACATCACGTACACATTGTACAACATGCTCAAAGTCACGTTGCCATTTCCAAGTGTTAGAGCGGGTGTCGTCCCCACAAGTTTTACTTCGAGTCCGAGATTGGCGCTGTTAGCGAGAGATATTTTGGGGCCGGGACTCACGCCGTAGTTGGTCGCTACCGTGTCCGCTGCCTGATCTACAAGCCCGGTTACTAGCATGGACAGCAAGGAAGTCGCCTTCCCGGTGTATTCAATCTGGAAAGCATTGTCCGCGTTTCCGACTGTGAATGCCGTGCCCTCAAAGTCATATTGAGCGGTCAGCGTAGTGGGGACGTAAACGAATCCTGCTGGAGGAGCCAGGTATGACAGGCCGGCAGTGCTCGCGGGCGGAGCGACTAGTTGCACGGCGGTAGCGTTGAGCGCCAACAGTTGAGCGGTGGTAAGCGTGTAGACAACCGCGCAATCGGAAGCCACGCCCATTACAGCGGCCCCGTTCGGACTCTCGCTGAACTGGAAAATGTCCCAGTACGGTCCTAATACCTCGGGAGATATTCCCAGTGAATTGTTTTGAAACGGAAGTGCGGGCATTAAAGCCCTCCTAATTGTTTAAGGACCAAAACTAAAAAATGTCCCTCTCCAGGTCAACGGCACGACAGAGAATCGCTGCGTTGACTTGAACAGCAGAACCTCCGTCTTGAAATCGTCATCCGTCGAAGCCATCAGCGGTTCGCGGTCGTAGAAGTTGAGCTGGTGCCCTTCCTTGTCCGCGATGAGGCCCCATCCGTTCGGTGAGGTCAGATAGTTCAGTTCCAACCCCTGCAAGTTTTCCGCGATTACCCAGTTCAATTCGTTGTTGCTTGAACCCGGTACGCCAGGAGATCCCAACAGTTCGCGCACGTTGCGCCGCTGTTGAACTGTGTGGACAAGGTGCCGAGGTTTGACGTGCGCGGGAATACCGCGATCATCCGGCTGCAACGCGAACATCGTAATTGCCTGTTGCAGGGAGGTCATCGTCAAGTCGGAATCAGGTGAAGGCCGATTGGGGTAGGTGCCGGGAGAGTTGATGATTGTCGAAATGTTCGGCGCGATAGCGGTTGCCGATACACCGCCCATTAAGGGCTGTGCGGTGTTGAATAGCGACACGCCGTTGGTTGTCGTGATGGTAGCGCCAAGATTGAACAGTGAGGCCGCTACCGCTTCACGCGAGAACAAAGCTGACTTTGCGTGAGCCTTCGGCACATTGCGAATCAGGCCGTACTTGTCGTCCGCAACTAGTTGCCGGGTAGCTTCGGTGAGCAACCCGTATTGGATGTGGACTGCCTTCTTCGTTCCGCCCTGCAAGATGCCGTCTGCTTGCGGAGGCGTTCCTTCCTGCATGATCGGCATCGGCCCAGTGCCCGAGAGTTCGTAGAGGATTTCGTAGGCGTCCTCGCTCGTCATCTCGTTCAAGTAGTGCGTGTACTGGGGCGCATGTTCCTTGAGGTCGGTTGCCTGCCAAAAGATGTGCCTCAAGCCGGGAGCCAGCAACGGCGGAAAGAGGTTGCGGCTCATGAAATTGTTTGGCACTTAACGCCTCCTATTACTGCAAAGAACTCTTTACGCGAAGATCGAAGTGTCGGTGATGATGAACGTGAACAGAATGTGTCCACCAACCGTACCTACTGGGTCGAGCGGGTCAAGCCCAACAATGTTGAGCACTGCGCTCGCACCTGTCTTTGCGGAATCCGCGTACCAGAAGTTGTTCCCCGTGTCCTTCGTCATACCGATGGCGGTTCCGACCAACTGGTTCGTCGTAGCCGTTGGGTTGTTGGTCGTGCCGTATTTGCAGCGGAAAATTGTCCACGGGCTGGCAACGGCGAAATAATTGAAACCATCCGTAATGGGGACCATCGGTGGGGTGATTACCGCGAGAGATTGGTTCGGGTTTGCCGAGAAACTGCCGATGCTGGAACCGGGTCCCAACACAGGAGAAAATCCAGAGGGTGCGCCAGCGCCAGTGGTTCCCAAGTTCTGCGCGTTCTGCATGGCAACCCCGGCGATCAAGTGGCCCGCGCCAGCCGTGCCGTCCCAAATCTGCACTCCGCCGTCCGTACTGTTAATCATCACAGGCATTCCGTACAGGAAGGTTTGGCCAGCTTCTTCGATGATGGCTCGAACGGGGTAAGAAATCGCTCCCCCCTGGTCTTGCTGCGGCTCGATTGCGTCTGCGAAGTTTCCGGCCATGTTTTCTCCTTACTCCTGCGCGGCCTGTCGTGAGCCTTGCGCGAAAACTGAATTTTCCGGTGTCGCCCTGCGCCGCTCGCTCGTAATCGCGGCGGGGTCTAACTCTTCGGACTTCATTCCAGGGATGAGGTTTTGAGCCGACATCGGCTTGCCATCCATGCCGAATGGTTGCGGATACGCCAACTGGAACGCAGCGAGGTTTTGCGCCTTGCGGCTCTCGCGCCACTTCCTCATCGGAATCTTCATCAGTCGGCGGTCTCCCGAGCGAATCTCGTTCGAGAATCCTTTTCCGTCTTTCGACTTACGCTTTTCGTCTCGCCCCATCACTGTATCTTCGGTCGCCATCCTCACATCATCCGTGGTGGCAAAGTCCCATCCGGCGTACTTCAACCCCTCGACTCGATCATGGAACGGCGTTGCTCCGTTGCGGTCTTCGGCCCAGTGGTAGTGGTAGTCGGTGTTGAGAATTTCTGATACCCGACCAGAAATTGGAGGTGAGATGCTTCGTGCGGTAATGCTCGAATCGAGAAGATCGCGCAACTCCTCGGGCCATGCGTCGAGATTCTTCCCGTGAGTTTCGATGAGTTCGCGCTGCAATGCTTTCGGAAGCTGATAGCCGGTACTCATACCAATCCACCTTGCCGCTTAACGAACTCGGCAAATTCCTTAGGGTCAATGTGGAGTTTTCGGAGTTGCTCTGCGGCGGTCATGGGTGCGCGGTTGGGATTGCGCGGGTCAATCCAAGTTAGGTCGGGGTCGCCAAGCGGAGAATCGTCCCCGCCAGTACTCCCAGCGGTTTCGTCGATAAGGAAAAACTTTTTGGTGTCGGAGTTTTGCCTCAATCCACCCTTGATTGCCTCATCTCCAATGACTAGCTTCACGGCGTTCCGGCACCGCTGCGCGTAATCCGCTTTCACTTTGTCGTCCATCGGGATCGTGGAGAGAACTTCCCGGATTCGAGGCACAAGTCCGGGCCACTGTGATTTCACTTCGTCCACAACTTCGGATTCCGTGATGCGTGCGTTGGTCAGCAGTGACACCATTAGAAGGCGCTTGTTTTCGTTGGCGAGTTTTTCTTCGGGGGTGAGATTTTCTTCGGCGGCGCGTGCGTTGCGGTTTTTTTCTTCGTTGAGGGAGTTCGTCGCTTCCTCTTCCATCTTGTTCCACTTACCTAACAGAGTGTCAACAGCTTCAAACTTTTTGGAAAACTTCTCTTCGATCTTCGCTCCGAGGGCTTCAACCAACAAGTCCGCTTCGGCTTTCGACTGGTCCGTACCGTCTTCCTTCTTCTTGAATCGCTCGAACATCAGTACTGTTACCTCTAGGACCAGATGTTAGCCCATTCGTACTGGTACCTGTCAAGCTTTTCTTTTGGTCGGTAAGTGCCTTCTCTTGGGACAGTAGAAACCGTCTCCACCAGTGCTCGGACACGATGTACAGCTCCTCAGTACACAGACGCAGGCAAACGGGATGGGCCATCACTTTGACTCCTTCCACTGTCGGTAATCGTCAGCGAGTTCAAGTAAATCCATAAACGCCGAAACTCTTCCACGCGCATAATTCTGCTGCGCTACCGCTGTCTCCGTGGTCGGAATGTTTCGAACAACATCACGGGATTCCTCCTCCACCTTGAGACGGAGATCCACCAGCAGTAGTCCCCACTCCTCCGCCTGGAACAGCGCCTCCACCAGCGGCTCGTTGGCGAACAAGTTCGGCCACCTTTTTGATGTCGAGGGGTCCGCTGCCGCCTCCAGTGGGTGCAGTTTCCTTTTGGCCATTTTTTACAAACTCCTCAATTTCTTTTAGGTCAGGTACGAATTCTTGCGGCTGCTCCGAAATCTGGAACTGTCGCACAATCTCTTGCATTAGTAACGTCTTGGACACGATGACGGACAGTAGCCACTTTTTGTATGGATCGGGAACGGTAGCCGTCATCAACGCCTGAATCTGCGAACTAGTTTCCTTGATGTACCCACTTACCGCTTGGTTGAGAATAATCAGGTTTTGCTTTGTTATCTCCCTGTTCATGCTCGCCGTGGCCGCACGTAGGGAGATTTTTAGGTCCCGGCTCAAATGGTCAGCCAGTGCGGAAGTTAGAAGTTGTTCGCTTAGTCCGGCGACACGCGCCTTGCTGCCCAATCCCATGAATCCGTAGAAGTCCACCACCTGCCCTATGAGTTTTACGTGTGAGTGGCGGAAGTCCGATGTCCGGTGGTCGTTGCGAGAGTTTCCATCCTGCATCGTGGACAGAGTGGCCATTGCTCCGTACTGGCCTTTTTTGTTTGTGCCGCCGGCACCAGCCCCGCGAATCGCTGGGTCAATCCCCGCCCGCATCTTCGCTTGCTGCACCATCATCTCTTCGTTTTGAAGCGAGAGTCCCGCGACTGCCGCGTTCGCCATTTCGTAGTGCTGGAATGTGTCTTTCTTCGCTGGAATAAACATCCCCGGCCACAGCGTAAAGTTACGGTCAATCGTTGTGTTCTGTTTGTCGAGCGTATTCACGCCAAGCATTCCGTAAGTTATGGCGTCGTTACGCTGGTTCTTGGCCGTGGATATTTCTTCTTGGAATCCCTTCAGCATGGAAGCGAATCCCTTGCCCTTGATGGATAGCCGAGTTTCGGTGATGGGCACGCGATTCTTTGGGATAAAGTTGAACACACAGTTCAACATCGTTTTCGAGTGCTGATGGAACCAGCAAATTAGCCGATACTTTTTCTGATTATGCCACCAAGAAAAATAGCATTCGTAGATGTCCCACTCTGCCATCGTGTTGTCTTGGGAGTCTTGCAATCCCTTTTTCTGATTCTCGCGCCGCTTGATGTCGGATGGGCCGAAGCGGTCAGGGTTGCCGAGGATGGCTTTTATCTTCTCCGGCTCGAAATGGCCCTTGTGCCCACGT